TTTACACGAGATTTAGGCAACATCTCATCTTGCGGCTGGGCTTCTGTTAATCCCATGCCTTCAACAATTTCATTCTCATCCATTTAACAACCTCACGTTTAACCTGAGTGACAGTTATAGCCTCTTATCGTTTGAGTTCCGCTCATTTCTACCGCATGAGTGCGTAAATGGCCGCTAAGCCAAGCCCGATTTAAGATTCGGTAACTTTTATGCCTTTCGGCATTTAGTCTTTCGACCATTACAACTTATTGTCACTATCGTATAATATTTTAACTAAAGTGACAATACTGTTCGAATCAACATTTTTTCTTGGAGGTAGTTTTATTTGTCTTCAATACCTTGTTTGCCCTGGCATCTATCTTAGATAATGTGGATTTTGAAATATTACCTTTATCATATTGCTGCTGAGCACGACTTTTTGCATTTGCGGCGTGACTTTTGTCATTTACTGGGTATTTTCGTTCGCCTGGTAATGCAAACTCACTCTTAGGAATCGCCTTTCTAGCTTTCGCTGTTAGTTTCATTTTTAACCTCGTTCATTTCTTTAATAGTTTTTGCAACATCCACTTGATGCTTTTCTGTAGCTATAACCATGTCGACTTGGCTTCGAGCATTTTCTGCATCAATTTTAGATTTTTCGAGCTCAGCATCCACATCAAGATTACGCACTTTAGCTAGAGTCTCAATAAACTTAGTCTCGCTATCGCGCTCTTTAATAGCCACATTTGCGGCATCAACTTGCCCTTGTTGCTGTAATTCCATGAGTTTAATTTGTTCTGCCGTTGGCGACTGCAACTCTTTCTGTTGTTTAGCTAACGCCATTTGCGCTGCTTGTTGCTGCATTTGCATTTGTTGTGACTGAGTTTGTTGCGCCTGCTGTTGCTGGCCTTTCATCTGCTTCATGAATTGCTCAGCTTTCATCTTAAGCTCATCTATGCCCCGAATATCAATATTATCAAGCAACATCGGCAGCCCTTCGGTATTTATAAACTGCGCAAATAGAGGACTTACTTGCATAAGCTTAACTATAGTCTGCAATGCAATCTCTTTTTGCATAGCAAAGTTAACGCCCGTTTCAACTTTAACTTGCAAGAAGTTGGGGTTATAGTTCATAAATAAACTACCGCGCTTATTTATGATTTCATATTCACGCTTGCCGTTAGGCCTTAACACTGGAAGGCTTCTAGGGGTACGGTAATACTTTGGAATCAAATCAACGATAATTTCCCCAACTCGATTAAGCCCTTTAATGAAGCCTATCAAGTAAGGCACCGATGCGTTATTGGATTGCAATGCACCATTTGCTATTGCTACGCCTGACAATTGATTGTCGTTAATACCAAGCGCACTATCGTAGCTCCCCAGAATTGTTTGCGTCATCTCGTCCGATATTCTAAAGGCGTTTGTTATCTCTGGCGGTATTGGTGTTCTTTGAACTTCACGTGGTGGCGGTAAAGTCACTTCTGGGTTTCTTTTATCAAGGAAGTGATTATAAGCAAGTACGTCCGCTTTCTGTACGTTGGCATATGCGCTTTGATATTCTGGCGGTATAGACTCTACGGCAACTACAAACTTATGCTGCACAAGATTCTCAATCTCATTACCAAGCGACTGCCCCGCAAAGTTCTTAAGCATCTGTATGCCCTTCGCATGGTACACATAAGGTCTTGTCATCTGCTCTGAAACCTGGCCACAATTTAAAGTTACGCTATTACCGTCAACAAATACTAAGGGCAAATACTTGTAGTTCGTTGGTTGATGGTCAAGTACAGCGTTTTCGCATAAGGTGTATCGTTCAATTGTTGTAAGAGTAGTTTTTCTGGGCTTGCCTATAGGGATTGGGGGTTGTTCCACACGGCCTGATTCTTGCCACGCTTGTAAAAATTCTTTGTATTCTTCTTCAGTAACAACGTGTCCGTTGGAAAGCTTAATAATCTTTTTTTGTTTTTTCTTCTTGCAATAGTAATCGCAAACTAAAACGATATCCTCTTCACCGTTTTTATATGACCATGCAAAGCCGTCAACACTAAAGGATGAGAACTTCATATTTTCCGTGTATTCTTTTCCGAACTTCTCCTCAAAGTCTGCTTTCTTGTATGGATATAGGCAAAAGCAGTACTCGCCATCTCCTTTGTGCGACTTTCTAGCCAAGGGGTCAAAGCCCGAAAGGGTTGGGTCAAACACGCGCTCAACAAAGATATTTTGCTCAAAAGACATCTCACTTACATAATCGGTATAAACTTGTAATACGGAATAGCCTCCAGCAAGTAAGTCCGAATAAACATCGTATTCAAGCTTGTCGTTTGCGGCATCAAAGAATACGGCGCGTAAATGAGCCTCAATAACATCTATTAATTGAATAAAATCAGGGGTTAAATGCTGAATTGGAACGCCGTCAGCCGCTCGTACCGTGAGGCTCGGTTGTTGTTTGGCAAACTCTCCGCGAAGGCGAGATATCTTAGATTCAAGAATATTAAACTCAACTGTGGGCTTGCCTATTTCGGACAATGAGTTCTCGTCATCTTGTGTTAAGGAAGTCTTAAACACAAAATTCATAAATTCATTATAGCGATTTATGTTTTCTTGGAAGTATTCGCGAGAATCTGAAATACATCTTTTAATTTCGGGAAGTTTGTCTTGATGCTTTTGTGCGACTTCGCTGTATGCCATAGCTTGTCCTTTAAGTTTTCGCAAATCCCTTTTGCTATCGTACTGCTTTTTATTTGTATCTTAATCTTTGCGACTGAACTTTTCTATCAAAAGATTGTGCTAGGGTTGATATTATACTCTTTGTGTCGTTGTTGTCATTAAGTGCAATCATTAATGTTTTATCAATCAGTGCAATTTTAACCGCATCGCATAGGGTATCGGCAATATCATCGTGCCGATGTGAATCATTCGCCGTTATCTTACTCATGTGGTCAATGCATGCCTTGGAATGCTTGGCGTTAATAGTGAAGGATACCTTCTTTGCTGCAACATGCGGTTGTGTAGCTAAAAATCTAGCTGTTTTGCTTCCGCTTGCTCGGCTGCGCTCAATGTCTCGTATTTGCATCCCACGCAATTCTTTTAGAACTGACAACAGAGTTACGCCTGTAGATTTCTTTTCAATAGCCGCAAGCAAGGGGGGCTTGGGGTGTCGCATACAATCATTGTAAAAATCCATGAAGGTGTCTTGTAAGTCCTTGGGCTCAATCCTGGTTTCTAAGCAATCTAACCAATGAAGTCCATGCTCGCCAGTTTTACGCCCCATGGTTTCAATCTCATAAACACCCCAAAAACTAAAGACAGTCGCGTCATTATAGCTTTTGTCTGTTTCGGCAGTGTCTGCTGTTATGAATGTAGTTAGCATTTCGGGTTCATCGTCCAAAATGATAAACCATTCTGGCTTAAAGAGAGAGCCGCCTGCCGGCTGGGGTTGCTGTTGGTGCTGCGCGCTAAATACGTAAATATCGCGCTCCTGCCTAATTCTTAGCATTTCTAATGGGAATGCCTCGGGGTACAATGGGTTCCCTGCATCGTCAATAGACTTAAGTATGGTGCTATGCCATTCGTGGCCGTCTTCGCCATCTAAAAGATATTGACATAAATCAGCCTCATGAAGTCTCTGCCCAATAAGTATATAGGGCACGTTAATCCCGCGAGCCCTTTGTTGAATTGTGTCTCGGTAGTTCTGTATTACCTTTTCGCGCATAGTGTCTGAAAATACTTCATCAGGCTTATGGGGGTCATCTAAAATCAAAGCCCCGGAGAACCTATCAAGCCCAGGCAAGCCAGCATCAAGTCCCGTAATCGCCCCTGTTGAGCCTAAAGCCACTACCTGGCCGCCTGCTACAGTTTTAAAGTTATCCTTTGCTTTGCTGTCACTTCTTAGCTCCACGCCAAATAAATCACGATACTCTTTAAGCATCATAATGCGGCGAATTGTATCTGTGTGTCCTGCTGCCAATGATTGCGCATAAGCAATATAAAGAAACCTAGAATCAGGCCACTTGCAAAGACACCAAGCTACCCAAAAGCTTAATAGAGTACTCTTACCGTGGCCAGGCGGTACGTTTGTGATTTCTCTTAGTATCTCAAGTCTAGAAACGGACATAAGAACACGGCATATAGTAACAACGTGGCTTTCGCGACCTGGTGGCATGGGTATTATGAATTGTCTGCTAGTTAATAGGGGGTAGAATGTTCGAATGAATAAGAAAAAGCTTGATTGTAGGTCGCTAACTAGCTGTGCGTGTTCTTGTTCAGTCAAATATCACTCATATTAGTTTTATTTAAATCCGCTACTAAAGCTTGGATTTTTGACAAAGTATCTTCTGGAGAAACTCGATCGCCATTTTCGTCAACCGTCCTCCATCTCGCTCTAGTCTTAAGCCAAAAAATCTGTGCTTGAAGGTCGTCTTGTTGCACTGCCTTATTATAAAGCCTTTTAGCCACTTGAGCATTTGCTCTAATTGTTGCCGTATCTAGTTCGCGTCTGTAATGTTTTTCTAGTGTTTTTTTTGTAATATCAAGATAGGATGCTATTTGCTCTTGTGTGTTTCCAAAGCTAACTAACGCCATAACTTCAGCTCTTGTAACTTCCGTGGGTTCGTGAGGTAAAAATAAACCGATGTCATCCCTGGTTATAGTCTCGGGGTCACGCGCCATAAAGCTCTCCTTTCTTACCAGTAAATCGCTCGTATCTCTGAATTATAACGTCCGCATACTTTGGGTCAAGCTCCATCATTAAAGCTCGTCTGCCAGTTTTTTCTGCTGCAATCATTAAAGTACCACTTCCTGCAAAGGGATCGTAAACATATTCCCCAGGATTTGTGTGATGCAATATAGACTTAGAAAATAACTCTACAGGCTTTTGAGTTGGGTGAGCAGTCTTATCGTCTTTTGAGGATGAGCAACTACGATTAGGCGCATCGCAATCCCAAACCGTTGTTTGTTTGCGATCTCCTTTCCAATTAGACGTTGCACCTTTTTTAACCGCATACCAACAAGGCTCATGCTGCCAGTGGTAATTAGATCGCCCCAATACAAAGCTACTTTTACGCCATATAATTTGTTGCTTAACCTCAAACCCTGCGTCTCGAAGGTTAGTCATCACCACATCACTAAACGCGCTAGCATGCCACACGTAAGCCACCGCTCCTGGGAATAGCACATAAGTATCATACCAGTCTGCGCGATCGTCATTCTTGACCACGTTTTTATTGTTTTTGCTACCGTCAGGTTTGGCAGTATCACGCCATGACATGTCAAGCTTCACTCCATATGGAGGGTCGGTAATCATTGTATTAGGGCTTTGGCCATCAAGTAATCTATCAACATCTGTTTGAACCGTGCTATCGCCGCAAAGCAGGCGGTGATTACCAAGAATCCACAAGTCCCCTGGCTTGCATACTGTTTCTCCTGAAACCTCGGGGCATTCATTATCGTCGCAAAGACCTTGTGGCTCTTCATTTCCTAAAATATCGCACAACTCTTCTAAAACGAATCCTGTTTTCTCCAAGTCATAGTCATCTAGCTTAAGGGCTTCAAACTCGGACTTTAGCATTGCGAAATCCCAATTGGCATTTAAAGCAAGCTTATTATCGGCTATCACATAGGCTTTTTTTTGCGCTTCGGATAAGCCTGTAAGCGTAATGCAGGGAACTTCACTCATCCCAATAATAAGTGCGGCCTCTAAACGGCAATGTCCTGCTATTATGGTATTATTTTCATCAACCAAAATAGGGTTAGTGAAGCCAAACTCCTTGATGCTATTGACTACTTGCTGTATTTGTTCTTTTGAATGTATGCGTGAGTTATTTTGATATTTTTGAAGATTTTTTACACAAATTGTGTTATAGAGGGTATACGCATTCATAAGCTCTTGATTTTACGCAACATTTTTAGTTTTAGGGGAGCTCTTCTTATCAACTACTTTTGCACTTTCTTGCTTTTCTTCTTCATGCTTAGACTTAAGTTCTTCTTTTTCTTCTTTCGAAAGAACTTTGCCAAGTCCGCCGCACTCAGGGCATTTCATCTTAGAGCCACCTAGCATTGGACTTAAAGTATATCCGCCATTAATTTGATATACTTTTTTACTTCCTCGGCAAGCATGACAGCGTAAGAGCATTTTATTCACAATTTCTGTTGATAACTCCGTTAATAATATCACCTATACTAGTAAAATCAATATGCTACTTGCTTTTTAAACGTATTAAACACTTAAGCCCGTGAAACCTCAATGAGATCAAGCCTCAATAAAATAGTTTAATATTTTTAATACAAAGGTATTGTATTAATACAAAAGCTTTGTTATGATGCTTACATATTAGAGATTAACAACAAGGGGTAAAAATGAATTTACATGAAGCCATTGAGAAAAATAGAAAACGTGAAGAGTTGCGCAAAAAACGCTTACATAATCAATATGAAAGAATTGTTAAAAAAATCTGTAAAGAATGGGGAATAACAAGAGAGGAATATAAGGGCTTGGCTTTTTCCACAAAATAACACAATAAAAAGATAACTGATTATCAATAACAACCACTGAGGGTGAAAACATGAAAGCAATACAAACTAAATATCTATCTCCAACAAATACAAAAGGCGCAAGAATCAAGGCTTTTGATTTTGACGGCAATTCAATAACAATCCCTCACGATTATGAATGCAACGACTCTGGCGCATATTATAAAGCTGCGTGTGCATTTTTAGACAAAATGCGCTGGCAATGGGATAGAAGTAAAATAGTAAATGGCGCGGTCAAAGGCGGTTATGTGTTTTGCTACAATCCAAGGGGTTAAATTATGAAACTATTTGATAAAGAACATTGCGAATTAATCGACGCTTTTGAAAAAGATTTAAAGACTTGTAGCATGAGAGGACGGCTTGATAAGGAAGACAAAGAAATGTGGGCAAAAGGCCGCATCTACCAAAACGGCGATATGAATGATTTATTTAAATTATATAGCTACGGATACGAATTTGGTAAGTTCGCAGAAAGAACATATTAATAACCGCCCCGTAAGGGGCATAACAAGGAACCAAAATGACACAAGAACTAAAATATAGCTACAAAGAATTAAAAGCTATCCTCTTGGATATCACTAGGAGAATAAACGCAATAACTAAAAGGTGGTGCAGAATAGAAATTTATATGAGCACTTTGGACGCAGCTCATTCCCGCGAGGAGTTCGAATTATCAATCGAGGCACATAATGGAAACTATGACCGTTATCACTTCAAATCGTTCGAAGACCTACACGCCAAAATAGACGGCATAATTGAAAACTTAAAAGCAAAGGAGCAATAAATGTATAGCCACACCTTCCACAAACAAGCACCACAATGTCCAATAAAGATTTTAGAGTGCCTACGTAACGATTATCAAAAAAAAATAGAATCAGTAGGAGCGGACTCGGCTTTATTCGACACGAATGTTTACGCTAAGAACTTAGGAGCCATTCAAGCTCTTACTGAAGCAATAAACATAATACAACTGCAACCAGCATTGCAAAATACACAACCAGAGTCGCAGAATACACAACCAGAATCAAAAACAAACATGGAGCTAAAATGAAAAACAATGAAATTGAAGCCACTAAAGTATGTTTAAATAATTTATTAAAGTTACAAGGACTTATCGAATATTTGATAAAAGAAATTCACGCAGACGATGGTACAAAAGAAAAAAGTTATAATAAATGCGACGCTATGGTACAAGCCGCAGTGATTTTTAGATGCTTAGACCATGGAGACAAAGAATTGAGCATACTAAAAAAGCAAATTAAGGGGGAAGCATGACTTATTCAGGCTACAGTATAGACTCCCTACACGGTGACGAGGATTATTTCCATATCAAAGACAATCCAGAATTGTATGAAGATAATGAAGTATGGAATGATGAAAATAACGACTATGACTTTGGAGAGGTTTAAAAATGATGTCGCAATTCTTGGATGAATTTAAAATAAATCTTGAACCAATAAAAGATTTTGGTGTGATCAGGCACCATCTAACTATGAGCTTTTTTGACCAGGGCATGATAACGCACCATAAAGAATCCTATACCTTAGATGAATTAGAACAAATTGAGTGCGCTTTGACTGATATTTGTCACGCTATAAATAAGTATAGGCATGAACAGGAGATTAAATCATGAAACAATTACTCATTGAATGCCTTAACGGCCTTGGCTTTTTGTTAACGCTGTTTGCCGTTTTGACCCTGTTATGTATGCTTTCTTACTAACTTTAGAAAAACCCTCTTGCCACGCTCCTTATTAACGTTGGACTTAATTTACAGCGTGGCATCTTAATGCGTTTCCTGGCGGCAATCTCCCAGCCTTTTTATAAAGGCATTCTCCCTCTAGACTTCCTATTTCTTATACAGCATAATTTTACCCTTGCGAGATATCACCATACTTGATAGGCATCTCGGACATGATTTTATCTCGCATCAACCTATTATCAAGGATGAGTATGCTTATTCTTACGCGCAAACCAGGTCAAAGAGTTTTTGTAGGTAGCGACATAATCGTTACCGTAGAAAGCGTCAAGGGATTTCAAGTTCGCATAGGTATTGACGCCCCAAAACACTACAAAATCCTACGTGAAGAAGTTTACGAGCGAGAAATAGAAGAAAATAATAGATTGATTTCATATTTAAGTAAGCCGATTTGTTAGTACTAAATAATGTTAATCCCAAAACACCATTCCTTAAGTCTGATTATTCACATGCCATTTAAACGCAATTTAAGGCTCGTGGTGAGGTTTTGATTTTACCCACTACAAAGCATTAAATTTTTGTAATCTCTCAATGGCTCTGGGAATGGCTTTGGAATTTATAGGGATAAAGTTAATACTGAGATCACTTTTTCATTCCTAATAATTTTCTTAAGTCTGCTATGGTTTGCTCCTTAAGTTTGTCATTGTAGATTGGTTGTTCTTCTAAAGCCTTTTCAGGTTCCTTATAATCAAATTTTTCGCCATTTATAAATTTTCTCGTTGCAATTTCGTAATGATAAGCAAAAATCTTTTTTGATTCCTGGCTTGATAATGTGACTATTTCATGTTTGCAACTATTGCCTGCAAATCTTACGACCTCGTGTGACCATTCATTACCTGCGCATGGGTGAGCGTTCCTACAAGCTTCAGCATAGGCTAAATGCAAGGATGGTAAACCCAAATCCTCGGGCGTGGGCGTACACATTTTAATAAATTTACCAACGGATGGTATAAAATCACTTCCAGAAGCACGCAGCCTTGATAATCCAAAATGTATTTTTGCCATATCAAACAACTTTGCTTCCTGAAATCCTAAAACCCATTGTCTTTTAGCGGCCTCAAAATAAGCATTGTTAGACCAAGCCTGTTTGTATGCTGGTGACATTGCAATTATTTGCTTAAATAACCAATTTATAATTTCAGCGGTTTTGATTGAATCTTGCTCTTTGTTTTCAGATTCTTGTTTAAAAGTATTTAAATCAATAACTTTTGCGATCTCACCTAATGTTTTCATATTGGCATGCCCTCTAAATCATCAATCCAAGCAGTTGAGGTATGATCAAGATCATCGGTTTTATTATCTTTACTCCACTTGAAGCTTAGTGATTGCCAGCCATGAGAAACCATGCGTTCAAATTCGTCTATTGGATTGCGGCCTACTTTCTTAAATTTTTCTAGTTCTTTATTAAGCCTATTCCATGCCGTAACCGTAATCGGCGCTTTGCGGGAAGCCTTCCAGTCATCAAGCATCTGTTCAGGAATATTGTGAGGATTGCATTCTGATAAAACATCTACGCTAAGAGACTTTGTTTTTTTTGGGGGTTCATAAAGTACTTCGGGATATTCTACTGGTTTTAACTGCTTGGTTTTCTTAGGGGGAATAAAAGGGGGTTTATTATTTTGTTTACCATCTGCGTTTACTATCTGGTATAGGTCTGCCCTTTTGGGCAAATCCATTTGCCCTTTTGGGCAAATCAAGTCTGGCGCGGTCTGTATCGATTCTTGCCCACTATTTGCGCTATTTAGTGATGGATAATAGAGCATTCCGCGCTCGGTTAGAGCATACCAATGAGTTTGGTCATAACCCTGTTTATTGAAGTTTCCTACAATTATCAGACCTGCTTCTATTGCATTATTTATGGTCGTTCTGACTTGTTTTTCTGTCCAGTAGGGAAACAAAACAGCAAAGGCTTTGACAGAATTAAAAGTCCAATAACGCCCTTCATAGAAATGTTTATCGTTTGCAATATTATGCTCAATCCAGAAAGCTATATTATTTAAAAAAATTGCTACAGGAACGGTGTATAATTTTGCGACTTCTACATCGAATGAATGCTGCATATGATAATCTCCTAAAAAAGTATTGACTTTATTAAGAGCATGAATTACAGTTCTTGGCCTAGACGGTGAACATTCTGCTCCTTGCAAAATGGTTTAGAATAGGCTGAGTGAGTAATGGATGCTCTTAACTTACCAAATTAATGCCCCCAGAAATGGGGGTTTTTAATTTAAAAATATATTGAATACACCTCTTCTAGCTTATGTAATAAATCTTCTTTTATGGCTTCCCGCATGCCATGCTTTGCACAATACTGCTCGATGTCTTCAGCGTGATTGCGCTTTTGAGTCTTGAGCCTGTTATAAAATGGGCTAAATACGTACTTGTTTTCTATTTCTGGCATGCTATACTTCTCCTGTAGGGTTGTTAAATTTTAGGTAATAAAAAGCCGGTTCACCTTTAAGGTAAAATTTTTCAGCGTTACACTCCCATTCAAAAACCCCAAAGTTTTGCAGCCACGGGGTTTTTCTTTTTGTACTTTCATAAATTTCCGTTTGACTAGACCATCCTTGGCTATTAAAAATTAGCTATTTCCATTTTGGAAACTGCTCATTAATTTGCATTGTGCAATCAATTATAACATGTTAGCACTCGCGAGCTTTTCTGGGAAGATGAGCTAACAAATATTGTTTGGGGGTTCATAATTCCCAAAATGGCGCCCTATTTTCCCTCATTCTTCTCAGATGTTCACGTTACGATCATGCCAGGCTAATCTAAGAATTATTGAAGTATCGTTGGGCATAAAATATTATCTATCCGCTAGATTTTTAATTGCACTTGCATACTTTTCTCTGACCTTTTCGCTCGCTTCTCCAATCTTGCAAACACTAAAATAGCCAGTGTTATTAGCCAAACAATGCGGACAAACGTAACCCGTAAACATCACATAGTTCTTGCATAAAGTGTGGTCGCAATCCGCCTTAAAGCCTGGATGTTCCTTAAAGCATTGTGAGCATTTGGTGTCTTCTCGGACGGTGATTAGGGGCATTATAATTCCTGCAATCCACGATTAAACCCATTTTGCAAATCAATGCATTGGATCTGCTGTCCACCAAAAACCCCGTGATATCCACCACAATTGGCACATCCCTTAAGGTCCGGCGAGAATTCAGCTAACTTAAAATCAGGTAACTCATAAGGCACACAACCCATACAATATGGCGTACCAGGCGCATTCATACGCTTACAGCGTGGGCATTCCCAGGGGTTAGTCATTTTCTATTGTCCATGAATGATGTGGGTCTGCTATGAATACAAGAGCAACTGTTTCACTACTTCCCCAATAATCCTGCTCCCTTAATACCCATCCACCAGGAACTTTTGCTCGATGCGTTGTCTCGCAGTCGTCACGGTGGGTTACCAACTCCCATTCAAATTTCATTCTTGCTCCTCACTAAAAAAACATGTAGACATAGGTAAGTGATTCTTCTTGCAAATAGTGCAATAATCGTCCTCAATTTCGGGTAAATCTTTGGGGGAAAGCCGAGGCAGGTAACTCCAATGGCTTACGCGAACAGTCTCGTTGCTCAAAGCAAATGAATGATACGGCAAGTATATATTCCAACCAGCATCACACCTAAAACCCATAGATGTATTTTTTATGCCATTGTCCATTTCCCAAACAAACAATACCTTTTGCAGTTTTTCGGGGAGTTCTTCTCTGCAATTAATCCAGCCCATTTTTAAAACCCTTCTCTTAACTTTGTTAAATGCGCAATCATTGCGTCTATGACTTCGTTTTTGGATTTCCCTAATATGCAATTCTGCAACGTATATTCATCAAGATATTCAAAGTTTTCACTTGCTATAATCAAGTCATCTTCTTCCAAGGGAGTGCCATCTTCAACGTGTTGAAAATAATATACGGTGTCGGCTATTTTGAAGTCAGTCATTCCTAACAATCTCCGCTAAATTGAAATTTACAGTATGACCAGCATTTTCTGGAATGTTATCAAAAGACTTTGGCGGCACCCCCATACACCTATTTATTTCGTCAACTAAATGTGGGCGCTTATCTAAATTTATCGTGCCGTCCGGTTCTTTGTGTGAGTCAAACCATGCTTTCCATTCTTCAAAGTCTTCCATTATCCCATCTCCTCGTCATCTTCTTCTAACGAACACGAAAATTCACCAGTTATATCTTTGTGTATGGTTCGAAGCCTGGCGCGAACATTTGAAACCAGGCTATGAGTAAATCCGCCACCCTTGCAGCCCATCATCACACCTTCTAATGCCGCATGTAACAGCCTTACTTCTCTTGCCGCTTGTTTGTAGTCTGGGTTAGTCATTTATCACCTATAATAAAATTCAAATTTTTTATCATGAGTATTCAAAAAAATATTAACTATTTCTTTTCCTGGCAAAAATTCATCTGGTATTTGACTTACGGATACAGAATAATTCCCTTTATCTGAATTCCAAAAATAACATTTTGTATAATCTCGAGCATAATACCCTCGGCTTTCAGGGTCCTTGGCACTGCATACAAAAACCCCAGAGATATTGCCATTTTTATTGGCATTCTGCTCACCCAACCTAACCTGATTCAATTGACTATTTCTTTCTGCCGCATTTGCTGCAGCAGCTGCAGCTACGGCTCCCCCAACCGCTGCACCTGACATAACGGCAACCGCATATGCGTGATAAATTGGAAGTAGGCTCAGGGCAATTATTTTAATTATTTTGGTCATTTATATTCCTTAATTCTGTGGATTGCTGGTCTTTTATAGCTTGCAGGAGGGAAATGCAGTCGCTTAATAGCCCATCACCACCCTCGGACAAATTGTTTTGTCTTTTAAGTTGCTTGAGTACTCCAATAAACTCATATACAGAAAACACTAAGTCTATAATTTGTTTTTCTGAAATAATCATTTAAACCCCTTAAGCTTATACGTAACCACATCACCTTCTCTAGCATATTCATATTTTGGAATCGTATATCCCACCGTTCCATCATTACGAATCTCACCACCCACAAGCTCTTTGCAATCAGTGCAATGCTTTACTATGCCAAAGTTTGGGATTGCGGAGGTGTGGGGGCAGTAGTTATTAATCATGCCACATAACTTTGCGTCTAACGCATCAAGCTCAGCTCGTAACGAATCGCGTATACTGCAAGTGTTTTTTATAAGCACTATGCCGTCACACATGCGTGTTAGCTCTTCTTTCGTAAATTGGTTCATCACTAGTCTACCCTCTGCTTTAAATGCCCCATATCCGCGGTGCATTTGTGGCAATAAATGTGATATAAGTCACATGCGCAGCACATATTTTCCCATTCGTGGTCGCAATAGTTATCAATCATGGATTGGATTTTATTCATTAATTCCGTGTATACATACACGCCACTTTGAAGCCTTTCAACATCCAATGATTCCCATATTTCTTTTAGCTCTTCTTTTGTGAAGTCATTCATATTTATCTACCAATTTAATATACAATTCTCTGTAAGTATTTCCACAATTTAGATTGCGACCTTCTTTGTAGTTGCTCCAATGTGCTGGCTCCATTCCCCGATCGTTTATTTCCCAGCCCGTTGATGAACTAAACAAAAACAGAGAACCATCTTCTCGTTTTAGTTCTATGAAGTCATTCATCATAAATACCTATATTTCTTACATCTTTTGCAAAAAGCCTGCGTGTAAGTAGTTCCAAAATCTAAATCTTTTAACATTCTTTTATCAGTTAAATCTAAATCATGGCTCATGAATAGGCATATTATCCATTTAATCATTTATAAAATTCCCCACAGTGTTTGCACCTAAAGTTATATATAGGTGGGTTGCATAGTAAAGCGGTGACATTGCCATCACTTTCATGGTTGCACGCAGTCTCAACAATATGCCCCTTAAATGGAAATTCATGGCATTTAATGCAGACCAAATCTTTTGCCAGCATTCCTTCATCTATCGAGCCAAAGTCGTGGTCGCATTCTTCTGTCTTGCGAGCTAACTCGAAGGCGGTTAATTCTGGCTTTTCTACACTCAATCCCTGCCAATGTTTAATTTGACTCTGGATTAGGGCTTCGCGGGAGGGGTATAGTTCACGCTCTTCTTTGTCGTCATATAAATATATGCCGGATTCATGCCAAATAACTTCATCTATTATAAAATCATATGGAGAATCACACTCATTAAACCAAACGGTATCACCAACCTTGTATTTTGGCTCGGGCTTTTGTTCTACAAGTAGGGATTGGAGTTTGGTGATTAGGTCGTCAACTTCGGTATAAGACCACGATTCTAGTTTTGTATCGCCAGGAAAGGACAAAAAATACTCATCTCCATCATGCTCACTATGATAATGAATTAATTTTGCTAGGTGGATTTTTTGCACTAAGGTGTGTGCAAGGCGGAGCTTTTCGTAGTCAATCATTTGATGTTATCCCCCTATCTGCATCTATTGTTTTGCGTAGTTGTTCCAATAATCTTTGATAATATTCCAATTTGGCATCGTTATACGCAATTATCTCATCGAGATACTGCTCTAGTTCGTCACCTGATAGGGAATGGAGTTTTTCGCGGTCAATCATTCTTCACCATCCTATAAGTTCGCCAAGTATTGCCCTCATCATCCACAATCCACTTACCAGGAATTAATTCACCTTTGTCATTTACTTGCGTAGTAAATACTTCTTGTGGAAATTGAATATTTGACTCTCGCACTGGCTCACCATTGCAGGACTTTATTTTTATTAAAGTGCCAATGTCTGCTTGGCTAGGTAGGGTTGTGGTGGTCATTTGAACCTCACATAAGCATTTTTAAAAAATAATCCAGAGCATACTGTACCCCTAACTTGCATGCCGCTCCTTTAAACTTATCCAAATCTACCCATAGGTAGTTTTAGTGTTAAATTCCTGCTTCCCAGAAGTGGTTTCGTTTAAGTTTTTCAACTTAAACCAGAGCCTCATTCTCCACAGGCTTAAAATCCGGTCAAGCTGACCGTATTACAACATTACTCGAATACTGGTGGCATTAGCCAACCGGATTTATAGAATTGTCTAGCAATTCACACCGTCCAATATTTCGGATATTTTGGCAATTAATAGCTATAATACAATACTAAATAATCTATCCATTATGGGTATAATTGGATAGATTTGCATAGATATCTATCGAGCTGTTAAGAACCCTGTTTCAACCCCAGCTTAACCGCGAAGGCCTCTTGGATGTCATCAGCCAATTTATCCATGTAGCAATCATCCATACAAATTGTGGCCACATTCGAATTTAATACTTTCATAATCACATCTTTCATGCTAAAGCCGTTGCAGATAATAGTCATCGGGAGTTTAGAAGAGTCAAAGAACTGCACTTTCGGAAGGTCAAGTTCACTCATACTTTCCCCTTATTTTCTGCAATCTTTTGATCCATAGACTGAAATAACAATTGCCATTTTTCTGAAGGAGTAATAGTTTCTTTCCCTTCAAATGCTTCTTTGAGTTTTGCCTCATGCTCTTCTGGAACTTTAAAAACAAAGTTCGCATACGTGCAATCAAAGTTATCGTCGTAATCAGTTATATAAAGAGGGTGAGATTGTAAGTCTGAATTCCATGGACCACTCGGAGGCTCATCTCCTTCAAAATATTCTGGGTAATTACTTTGACATGACTCAAAGCTATCATAATATTCTCTGTTGCCACCGCCTGTTCGAGTATGAATCACAATAAGATTCTTTTTATTGTCGTAATAGCAAGTTCTAAATCTTGGAATGTCATTTTCTGTAAGATTTAAAATATGTAATAAATACCCAGCTTCCGAATCAACCCCAAACAAATTGTTATATAAACTCATCTCTCCACTCCCAATTCCTTCCGCTTCCTAAACACTTCTTTTCTAAGCTCGGTTAGCCTTCTTTCCATGGACGCCAATTCCATAAGGTCATCCTCACGATTACGTTTTTTATCTGCATCAGAAATTGGCTCTTTCTTACAGTCCGTAAATTTTAGGCCAGGAAATAGTTCTTCAAAGGTTTTCATTTCTTAATCTCTTCTCTCAACAAAACTAAAGCATTCGCCAACATCCGAAACGCAACCACGGGCATCTGATAATCAAAACCTCTTGCCCCAGGGTGCCGAATCAAAGCTTGCTCTATCTCTTCAAAAGCCAAATCAAGCTTAGTCTTTTCGTGCTTGCGCTTAAATTCTCTAAGCTCCTCAAGTTCCCTTTTAACTTCATCATCCATGAGCATATTGCGACTTCATAATTTCCATTCTTGGATCAGCCTCAGACGCTTTCAAAGCTCCATGCGTAGCCGCTTGCAATCTATATTGCATGGTCAATGGTATATAACCAAGTTTGCGCCAGTGCATTTGATTCGATTCCCAAACGCCTGTGTCTATGCGCATCTTATAAAACGAGCCAAAATACTCCAATACTTCTTCGCGTGTCATTTTGCTACCTCCGAACATAATCTACTTAATACAAAGTCATTTGTCAAACAATACTTTTGTTTTAATACAAATATGTTGTATTAATACAAAATTGTGGTATTATACCTGTGAACTTAACAAAGGGGCAAAGATGAACAGACCATATATAGAAAATGGTATCCACCAGATATCTAATGAAAAATACCACGCGAGCAGCGCAATCTCGCGCTCATGTTTAATGGAGTTAGAGAAATCGCCGTATCATTATCACTATAAGTATTTGAGTGGGCAGTATAGGTCAGATGACGATAAGGCAGATTTGATTCTAGGAAGTGCAGTGCATACTTTAGTTTTAGAGGAACACATCTTTGATAATGAATTTTTTGTGACTCATCAGGAAAATTTACCAAAGAAAGGAAGTGCTCCTCATCAAGAAATGATGCTTAAAGCTGGCGGGAGAGCCGTGTTAAGTATAAAGAGATACGAATTAGCAAAAGCTATCGCGAAATCAGTTAAAGCACACGAGCTTTCTCAGCAACTAATATACCAGGGCGCAAAGATTGAGCAATCAATATTCTTTACGCATGAACCTACCGGCATTCAATGCAAGGCGCGTCCTGATATCATGCTCAACGGCCTTGTAACCGACTTAAAGACTACAGCAAGCGCAAGTCCAAGAACGTTTCAGCGCTCAGCCTATGATTATCATTATTTTTTACAAGCAGGAATGATTTATGAAGCGTTACGCTCAATTGACATCAAAATGGATAAATTCGTATACATCGCAGTCGAAAAAGTCGAACCTTATCCTATCGGGATTTTCGTTCTAGACGATGATGCGCTAGACTATGGCATTAAATTGTTTAATAAGCTCATGGGTAAGCTTAAAAAATGCCAGGATAGTAATTCTTGGGAAGGCTACGGAATCCAAAGCCTAACATTACCTGGTTGGGCAAATATTGATTTAGGGGGTGAATGATGACCGCATGGATTCTATTAATTTATATGTATGATTACGGTAATTACATGGCAGCTATAGACGCCAATTCTAAATTTGAGTGCGAAAGAATTGCTCACGAGATAATTAAATCTCATCCCGGAGTCGAATTTCAATGCATTAATAGGAACTTAAAATGACCAACGAACTAACCGTACAACAAGAGCTAACAATGCTTAGGCAGCAAAACGAAATACTAACACTAAGAGGTAAACTTGAAACCTTACAAGCCGAGAAAGCCTCTCAAATGGAAGATAGTCTATATTCCCCGAAGCTATACGAACACTACAAGAGAGTCGCGGAAGATGTTTGCAAGTCTAGCATGGTTCCTAAAGCCTACATGGGCAAGCCACATGATGCTTTTGTGGCCATGGCAATGGGCTATCAATTAGGATTACCAATAGAGCAATCATTGCAGCATATTGCCGTTGTTAACGGTCGTCCATGTTTATGGGGTGACGGCATGCTTGCGCTTATTATGGGTCACAAGGAATGTGAAGACGTTGAGGAATTGCCATTGCTAGATTCTAATAATCAGGTAGTTGGGTATCAATGTACAGTAAAGAGGAAAGGCAAATCACCTCACACAAAACAATACACTATTGATGACGCCAAAAAAGCAGGATTACTAGGAAAGGGCAATTTTTCCCCATGGGTTACAAATCCATCAAGAATGTTACAAATGAGAGCTAGAGCGTTTGCGCTTAGAGATAGATTCCCCGATTTATTATCTGGTATTAAAATGGCTGAGGAAGTGCGCGATTATGACGAAGGCGAAACAATAGACGTTAAACCCTCGGCCAAAGATGCATTACACCAAGCCATCCAAAAGAACATGGGTATAGGAAGCCTAACAACACAAGGAGTTCAAAATGCTAAAACGGATGCTATGCAAAGCGGTAATGTTCCCCAGGAAAACGTTCCTACGATTCCAGTTGTGGAAGCTTCGAAGGAAACAGGACAAGACCAAGAATATGCAGACGTGGCTAGTGCTGGAGATGCGGAAAGCGGACATAACTTGGAGGTTGATACGAACTATGTATCTGAAACAACGCTAGAAAAGATTCACGATATTATTTACGAACGTAAAATACCAGAATCTAGAGTGGCTACAGGGCTTAAGATGTATAACGCTTTGACGATAGAGGAATTATCAGAAGAAAATGCACAAAAGATGATTAAAATATTTTCTAAAGGAGGAAGTTAATGGAGACAGTTACAAAATTTTTAATACTAGGCATAGTGATATTAGTCCTGTCTGTGGGAACCTATTACTTTATTGACCGCGATGAGCTGCAACAAGAGCCGATTATTGAAATCGGCACGGAGCCTGACATAGTTAAAAATAGGCTTACCCATGATGAAATGCGGGACATTGATGATCTAAAGAAACTCGATGATGAAATGCAGAAAACAAATCAAGAAAATGAGCCGTACGATTACTAACTCATGTACCAATCAATAATTTCAATACATCTATCTAACCCGTTGGCTACTGTAGCATAGTAGCCATGTTCGTTCATGGTTCTAATAAAGGCCAGTTGTGCTGGCGTGGGCTTTCCGTATTGCTGTGTTTTTTGTAGTGATTTTAATTCGATGAAAGCGCCTGAATAATTACGCATAGGCTTGGCTATAAAAATGTCACTTACGCCTGGCAATAAGCCCATGCGCTTTAATTTGGCTCCAAGGCGCGGACTGCGTGCAGATTCATTTGGACAGTGCCATGTGAAATGATTCCAACCTTTTAGGCGGATATAGTCGAATGCGGCCTCTAACTCCTTGTCCTCAAGCCTAGCCAACTAATCGCACCCCCATGCCGCACGGTTCAAAAATCCATGCAAAGCCCAATTAAGATTAGGGTTTTTAGCAACAACGCGCTTATACTTGGCTTCTGCTTCCGCGCAAATCTCTTCCATCAAATCTTTAACGTTTAGCGAGTTAAGATAATGTAGCGTCTTGGAGCCAATAATTCCATCTTCTTTTATTGGATTAATCGAAAGCATGTTAATCGCCCTTTGAATGACCTTGTGAGCAGCGTCGCCACCCATGTTTACGCTTAAATCTAATGTCTTCGTAGCAACTAGCGTTGAGGTTATCTGGTCGTATTTATATCGCATCCACCAATCATGCAGGTAAATCTGTTTAGCTTGCTCAACCTTTAATCCTCTTATATCTTCCGCGTCAATCTTACCATCGTGATTAATGTCGTTTTTGCTTTCTAAAAGATATCTAAGTGATATTCCCCATTTTGTAGCGCCTCCTGGATCTTTAGGATTGTCAGAATAACCACGCTCATGATCCAGTACCACCTTAACGGCCTTCTCAAATTTCTCTAAATTAACAGTCATTATTCTCTCTTTTAAAACAATGCATCCAAATAATATCCATAAAACCAGTAAAAAAGTGACAATGGGCGTAAGATGCTTTACCATTTTAAACGACTCCTTGTCCAAGAAGTGCGGCAAGAAGTGGATTAAATCAACTTGAGCAATTGATATAAACTTGCCGCAATATAATCATAGCATTACGTTATGTTGTGGCGTAGTGGGATTGTAAAATATATTTTTTATTCTATTATTGCGCTGTTACCTAAGGTCAGGATTCATCTCAGGGCTATCTACATCTGTTCTTTGCTCATCAGTTAGATTAATCTCTTTATCGCCATCACATTCAGTCTTATCACACTCAGCTTTGAATTTATCCATCTCAGATAAAATATAATTCAATTCATCACGGCGACCTATAAGCGCATTTAAATTAGCGGCACTTTGGTCAATTGCGTTTTGTATTTCTTTGATTCTTTTTTGTAAGTCTTCTCGTAACATTAATCATCTCCGTTGTTAAGTGGCATCTAAAATACTTTTAAATCCACCTAAGAAGGACTCGAACCTTCATCGCCAAGAAAACATCAAGGACTCTACCAATTGAGCTACTAGGTGGATACTGCAAAGCTAACACAAAAAATAATTATTTAAAACAAAAATGCCCCAATTAAGGGGCATTAAACAATAACTCAGGGGAGGGACATTTAACCACTAACCTATTGTTTGGGAGAATAATAACATAGTATTGTCCTTATGCTACTCTTTCATAGGTCACTGTGATCACAACCGAACCAGCTGCATAATCTGTTGTGCCTCCGCTATAAACAGCATATAGCTTAGCGCCAGCAACAGTAGCCGTATTTTGCGCAACGGTTCCAGCTAATGGATTTCCAGTGCCACCCCATACAGTATTAACAGGCGTACCCAAAAGCGCCGCTGTAATACCAGCGTTATTATAAACAGTTGTTCCATCTGTAATAGTGATTAATCGATCGCCACCACCACCAGACAAGCCGGCCGCTCCATAATTTACGAAAATGTTACGCACCTTGAATTGTGCAGTAGGCAACGCTGCCTGAATAGTAACCTGCCCAGCCGTTGCTAACGCAGCAAATCCTAAAGTTATATCTTTAGTAATAATAACACTAGCTGGCGTTAGGTTGGCGGTTACAGTCTGACCGTTAATAAACCCTGCAGCGGCGCCTACGTCAGGAATAGTTAAAGTTTGAGCTTGCGCAATTGCTAGACCGTTAGTAATTGTAGTGCCGAAATCACCTGTGGCATTTACCGCTGCCTGTAGGGCAATAAATCCTTTTGATGCTGTTGTTGGGAAGGCTTTCAATAAACCAACAAAGCCACCTGTGGCAATACCACTTATCAAAGCGCCAGCATCTACTTCTAGCGAGCCAGAAGTTATGTGCTGAATACCTGCACCAGTCAAGCCTGACAATAAGAAGTTACCCGTGGCCGCTCCAACATCAGGAATAGTTATAACCTGAGACTGCGCTTGAGCCGTAGCATTGGAAATAGTAGTACTAAAATCTCCTGTAGCATTTACCGCGGCAGTCAGTCTAATTGACCCCTTACTGGCTGTTGTTGGAAAGGCTATAAAACTTCCCACTTGGCCGCCAGTAGCAATACCACTAGCAATAGTTCCAGCATCTACAGCAAAGCTACCAACTGTAATATGCTGAGTGCCAGTTAGCTTGGAAACAATTAAATTTGCAGTAGAAGCGCCTGAGTCTGGAATTGAATATACGCTTGCTTGCCCATGCGCAGCATTACTAAGTGTTACGAGAGTATCGCCCGTATTCGCAACAGCAGTTACTCGTAAACTACCTCGTGCCGCGGTTGAAGGAAAAGACGATAAATAACCAGCAGTTCCAGAAAGACCAGCTTGAATATTGCCGCCACTAATAGCGGTTGCCGGATCTTCCGATATAGTTCCTGTTGCATTTGTAAATGTCGCAATATGATTTGCAATTGTTGGCAACACAACATCCCCAGGTGAAGCAGTTGGCACAAGCGACCAATTGCTGCCACTATGTGATATTTCTAACATAGCAACCTGCGTACTTGTAGCAGAAGGACTAGTTTTAGTTGAAACAAGAGCCATATTGGCTTCGTTGAAAGCATAACCTTGTTGTACAGCTTTATTTAAATAACCCGCAGTAGTCACTTCCGCGATTGTATCGTTGGTAGCGATGTAAACAAAGCTTGGCAAAGTACCCACCAAACCAGTTTGAGAAGTTACAATATTTAAAATAGGCATTGAATGCTCCTTATTTGTTAGTGCATCCGTGCGCTATTTGTTTAAATGTTTTTAAAATCATTGGTTAGCCATTTCTTTTTCTTGCTGTTCTCTAAAGGCTTTAAAATCGGCGACAACTTGAGGCGTCCACATCACACTAGCAGCCTTGACCGCATCATGATTATCATCTCCGATATAGGCCTTCATTTCCTCAAGCATGTCACATGTAAACGCCTTGCTATGCCTACCTGTAGCGATTAATCCATTGTTCTCGATCACATTAGTATCGTAGACTTCGCAATCGCGATGAATTGTGTAGCTGTTTGAGCCTGGGAAGAATTCTGGTACGAATTTTAATTTTTTTTCTAACATGATTTTTCCTTAAACAAAATATGAGCCAATACACAATAAAGTAACCGACACTCCAGTTGCAAAGCTAGTTGTATCCATATTTGCACTTGTAACTGCACTGCCAACCGAGCTTAATGTTATGGAGGTTGTGGCACCAGCAATTTGCCCAAACATTACAGAGCGCCCTGCCGCATAAGTTGCCGACGCAGTAGCAGAATTTGACATGCAAAACTTAGCTGTTGTGCCAGAAGCGCCAGTGATAGGAAGCCCTGTTATCGATGCAGCCCCTGCCGAAGTCGTAAAGGTTGGAGTAAATATATATCCCATCACAAAATCGACCCTATCTCCTACGCGCCTATATGTAGATGTATTTGTTATCCCAGACAAGGATAAATCGCCAGGAGTCGCAAATGTAAACACTGGCGTCCAAGTTGTCTTGGGCACATAAGCATCAAGCGCCCCTCCCCCAAAATTAATACTCGTAGCCGTAGCTACTCCCAATACAGGAGTGATTAGAGTTGGCGTATTCGCGCCCACAAAATTACCTGTTCCTGTCAGTCCGGTCAAAGAGTTACCAACTGCATTCAAAACCGCCATAAAATTCTCCTTAAGCCGTTGTCAGAGTTGTATTAACGGTATCCACCACCACCCAACTGGTGTTTGCAACATCACACACCACCTCAATCGTCTGTCCAGCTAACGCAGAGCTAGTCAATGTGCCACCAGCAGAAGTTGCCGTACCGTTATACATAATCGTATCACCAGCAGCGGCCGTTAAAATCCAACCTCCGGTATTTGCCGTAGAGCCAACCAACACGACAGACTGACCAACCGCATAGGTAGACGGCAATGTCACAGTTGTCTGTCCAGAATTAAGGGCAATATACATTGTATTTACAGCAGCCGACTGCGTAGTACCAGAAATAGTAGCCACAGCAAAGCCGCCGCCAGTTGCATCAATAGTTATTGAGCCAGCGGCATTCGTAATTGATATCCCCGTGCCAGCAGTCAAAGTTGCAGCCGTGGGAGTCGCCCCCGTTGAGCCAATAATCACTTGCCCATCGGTCATAGTTCCTGACATAACGGGAACACCAGTAGCACCAGTTACAAGAACCGCACTATTAGCGGTTGCTAAACCAGACACGGCATTTGCTCCACTCGCGTAAAGTATTGTACTTACAGCGTAGGTGTCCGCAAAGGTTGAAGTGGTATAAACATTGTTCGTTCCATCAGAGCGTATAATCTTGCCTGCCGAGCCACTTGCTACGGGATAGGTTGGTGTAGTCCATACAGAAGCATCACCACTTACCGAACTTAGCAATTTTCCAGTAGCCGATGGATTGGCGAGCATTGAGGGAACGCCAGTAGAGCTACTGATTAATACGCCGCCATTCGCAGCCGCAATCGCACCTATTACGTTTGCAGAGCTTGCAAAAGGTATAGTGTTAATTGAAAAGGTATCGGGGAATGTAGATGTTGTATAGACGTTATTCGTTCCGTCTGAACGAATTATCTTCCCTACAGTACCACTCGCACTAGGATATGTGGGAGTTGACCATGTAGGTGTTCCCGTGGTACTCCCTTGCAACACTTGACCTGTAGTAGATGCGCTAGCGAGCATTGAAGGCACTGAACTGTTGTCAGATACCAACACACCGCGAGCAGTAGCAGCTAGGCCACTTACTGTATTTGCAGACGCATTGTAAAGAATCGTATTAATCGCATAGGTATCAGCAAATGTACTTGTACTTGCTACCCAGTTAGTGCCATTAGAACGTATTATAGTTCCAGCAGCTCCAACAGTTATAGGGAACGCAGCAGTAGTCCAACCCAATTGCCCAGCGCCATTTGTATACAATACAGTGTTGGCAGAGCCATCAGAAATAGGCCAGTTCAAGCCATCTAAAACAATGTTACCCGACCCCTTAGGCTCGATACTGATTTTAATATTTGCGTCTGTACCATCAGCACCATAAATAATAGCTGTATTGGTTAATGAGTTTGTAAGTTTCGGATAATTTACAGAAGCACCACCAGCCGTTGCATATTGCAAAAGAAAATTGCCGCTCGCGTCTTTAAATCCAGTAGATGGAAAGTCAAAGCGATAGTTAACGCCGCCTCTTAATCCAACAACAATATCACCAACTGTACATTGGTCGCCATCCGTGAATTGACTAAACTTTACATCAGCCATAGTGATGCGCTCCTTTCAATTAAGCAGTCTCAGTGATTAAGTTCTCACCGTTTTCGTCTAACATTATAAAACCTAGTTCAGTGATGATTAAGTCGCTCCCAGGCGGCGGCAAAATAACGTCATCATTCCAAGTCGCTATATAAAGGCTCTTGACTAAAGGGTCTTCATCAACCCCGATCCCAATTTGTGTGCCGTTATATAGCATTTCTCAATCTCAAAATAAGGCGTAGAAAGTAACACCTAAAATAGCCGTTGCATCAGCAGTAATAAAATGCAAAGTATCGCCAGATTTAACCTCACGACACGCTGGATTTAATTCTGAATCAGTAGTGGCAAAAGCAACTCCCGCAACCGTAGCGGTTGCATTATTAGCAACCCACACAGCAGCACCAGGTTGATAACTAAATATTGCAAGCCAAGTCGGGTTAGTTGAGTTCCTGGGATAACCACCTGTAACGATATTCGGCACCGCAAGAGTTTGCTCAACGTTCGCCGCCAAAGTCGTATCGTATTTAGTATCACTGAATACAAGGCCAAAGCCGTTGAAGCCGTTGATATCCCTGGTTAACTTAAATGGTGTAGACAATTTATGCTCCTTGTTAGATTCCTAGCCTAGCATCGCACGTATAATGAAATTCAATAAACGATGTGCCATCAGTAAATGTTTGGGCTACAGTAGCGGTCGCAAATATGCTAGGCCCAACAAATGCAGATAAAGTTGGAAAGTAAGAAGCATTATCTGCTGAAAGTCTAGCTGTCCAAAAGTTAGCAACAATTAGTGCAGCATTGGGGCTTGCGTGCGATGTAGATGCCGTATCTAAGCCATAAACAAAAGCATCCACGCTACCAGCAGTCCCAGCAATCCAACTATAAAAAGTTAAAGTTGGGGTTGGTGTCCGCTTTGTTTGCTTGAATAAAATCTGGAATGCGGCCTGATCAAAATACAATGTGTTTTGTCCAAGTTGACCAAAAGCTTGCGGCCAAAGTTGTGTGCCAGCTGATGAAGAGGTGGCTCCTACCAACACATCGTTACCATAACTCTTCTCAAAATAATACTGACACTCCCTTAAAACCTCATCTTGACTCTGTGGAGCTGGTCTGCAAGGGATGTCGCCAGGAACTAAAGAAATAGAATTAATATTTACGACTGTACCGCTAGAAGGACATCCAAAAGTAACAACAATACAAAACTTATCTGTGTCCGATGCTTCCGTTGCGTCCGTAATCTCCCAGCCATTAAACCCTAAGTCAGTGACGCTATTTAAGGCAACTGTGGTATTCGCCACTGGCAGAGTGCCGCTCGCAGTAGGTAAATTGCCTCTCGGAATCTCTGTCCAATCAGCGCCTTGGCCAGCCGTTGAGTTCTTAGTAAATACTCCTACACCAGACGCATAAGTCAATGCACCTATGGTATTTGAAAGAGTTGGAAATACAGCAGCACTACTGCCCCTGAATAAATGAACCTGGCAAGTAACGTCCGAGCCAGCAGTCGTTTTAGATGCAAAGACATTTACGCTTAAAGTAGTTCCTAGAATCTTCTTAGCCTGGTATCCAGACAAATACTGCATTACATAAAATGCTTGCGTTGCGGCACCTGTAGTAACTCTAAAAGCTTGTGTCTGACTATTTACCGTAATAGTTGCAGTACTAGCAGACGTTGCGAAAATGGTTTGATCCCACGAATATTTTGGCGTTGCATTATAAGTCGGCGCACTTGTCGTAAATACTTGAGCAGGATTTAAAGGAAAATCCCAACCAGTCAACAAACTCGGTGCATGCCTATAAGCTAAAGCAGGGATATAAAAATCACCCATTAAGGCTTGTTCGCGATTCGATGACCGCTCATCATACGGCAGAGTATTGCCAACTGTAGTTACAGCAGCCTGTACGCTCGTAACCTGCAAGGAAACATTCGCGCCAATGGCAAGCATAATATCTACATAAGCCGTATCGGAACTTGTAGAGTTGGCAGACTCAGGAATTAATACAGGCTCAAAATTATATCTTACAAAGCTACCCGTAAGAGTCGCACTTCCTAAAGATTGCGCCGCATTGCCACTAGATTCGTGGTAAAGCATATTAATGCCAGTAGCAACACCAGTTAATCTTTTTGCTACAAAACTGCCAGTTAAGTATGAATCTCTATTGGCAGTTGAAGTCCATAATCCAGAGTTATTATAAAATCTTTGCGTCAGCCTACATGAAGTTATACCACTCGAAACTGTAATTTCTAATGCATAAGCTGGATTAGTTGGCACTAAGTTAATGCCAGTTAAAGGTTGCTGCGTTACCGTTATTGTTCCAGTGCCATTTGCAGTTATAAACCAATCAGGTGTTATCTGGAATGTTAATGCACTACCAGAAAGCGTTAAAATATTCGCGCCTGAGTTTAAAAATGTTTTACTGAATTGCGGGTTAGATAGAACGTTATCTACAGCTGAAGGCGCTTCGCTTGGATCTGAGCCTTGGGTTAGGTTTGGTATTCCAGCCCTCGTCCACTGAACTACGCCGTCCTCATCCTCACAGATAACGTAATATAAATCTAAAACACCCGTAGATGTGGTTTGGTCGCCGTCATAAGGAAAAGCATACAAGGCTATATTATCAGCGCCAGCATTTTCAGGTGTGCCAACGGCACTCAAAGGAACGGGATTCTCAACCGCGACATAAGTATAATTTGGTGGACTACCAGATAATTGGTAAATTGGCTTTAGCTCGTTTCGATTTACGTCTCTATAAAAACCCACGGTGCCGTTAGCGAGAGGAAGGCCAGTGACCTTGTCCACCATGTATTCGGATAGGTAGTATAATGGTATAAAGCGATCGTCTAATGCCATAGGGATAAAACTCCTGTATTTAGGCGCCAATCCCTTCGGCTTTTTATTGGTTATATTGTACTCTTTTGGTTGAGTGGGTCAATTAGGATTTTGTGCAAATATAACAAACATTATTGACTCATAACACAAATCATTGTACTATCGGTTATGGTTATTAATTGGGCATATGTGGATTATGGATTGGTTATTTCTATTTGCTGGTATTGTATTGGCGCTTCTATCCTTTATTTGGGATAATTTATTTTATACCGTCGTTACTTTACTAGTGGCATCACACTTATATTCGAACTATAAAGAAGACAAAGAAGCCAATAGGCTTCAAGCAATAAAATGGGCTAAAGAGCGCAAGGAAAACGCTGCACGATATAAATACTATTGATTTAGATATGCGCCCGCTTTCGATAAGACTTCCTTGGTTTTTTTCATCTTAACATCTTTGCCAGCAACTAACGACTTTACTAATTTTCTTCTAATATTTTCATCAGTTAATCCCTTAGCCGCATACTTGGCTCCCTTGTTTGCAGCTACATGGGTTCCAATTGCACCCACAATACCGCCAAGTGTTCCATGCGACACAGCCCCCAAAATAGCACCCAAAACATCTAGGGGATTAGTTGTGTTTCTTTGCCCAGTCTTAGGGTTAAACATGACGTACAAAGGTTCTTTATTTTTCTGAACAAGTGTTTTATAATCAAGCAATTGTTTTCTTAATGCTTTATCTGGGAATAATAAGGACATTTGCTTGCTGCCTAGGTTTTTTATGGCAGCAGCAAGTTTGGCAGGATTTAAATTCCCTTCATTATCAATAGCTTTTCCTGCGAGGTAATTATATGCAATGGGTTCTCGAGATTTTTCTGGGAGTAGGTTTGTTAGTGCCTTTAGTTTTCGGGTTTGAGATTTGGCGCTGCCACCGCGAATCACGTCATTTAAAAGTGTCTCGGGGTGGGCTTTGCCAGAAATAAATTTATAAATATCTTTATCTAAAAACGGCGAGTAATTCTTTTTGTAATTCTCTTCAGCTACTTGATAGCCCTTTTTAAGTACGTCATTGCCAGAGCTTTCAATAGATGACTCTATGTCACCCTTAAGCGTTCTACTTAGATTATGGAAGATTCCTGACATGTTCCTTTGAGCTGGGTCGCTAGACTCGCCGAATATCTTTGCGTAATGACCTAACTTGCCTTTTAAAATATTGGCTTCTTTCAGAGTTGGAAATTTCTGCTCGGCAATATTGATTAATGGCTCTCCTTTCGGACTTAAAATAGCGCCAGTTTTTTTAATTTCCTTTACTGGATGCGCATAATTGATTAATTTATTTAAAATTGCGCGAGATTCAGGTTCATGCTTAAGTATATTAGTATCTTCAATGGCAGCCATATAATTTTGAGCTTTCTTAGCAAAATTAGGGAGTGCTAGCTTTAGGTTTTCTTTCTGCGCCAAGTCATCCACCGCATTATAAATATCGTTTTTAAATGCGCGATGCTTTGTATGCGCCTGGAGCAGAGATTCTGTTAATTTTTCTGGAATATCTTCGGGGGAATGCTCGCCTAGCAGTTTACTTAAAATTCTACTACCCCTATTCGTAACCTGTTCGGCGGTTTTTTGCATGATGCCGTATGGCTCACTAGAATACTTTACTAATTTATTTTCGTATAGTTTTTGTAGTGTTGGGTTATCTATCAAATTACCTATATCAGTATTTGTACCCTTAGTTTGCTGATAGGCACGCACCAGCTCCTTTTTAGACAATGGTGTCTTAAATAAATTAGCGGGTAATAATTTGTTTGCAACTTTCTCTATTCCGCGCCCAATGCCTGTGCCAATAGCTGCACCAGTTGCTTCTTTCTGAAATCCTTCTATAGGATTTTCGTGTTGAGTTGCGCCAAATAACCCCTGCGGAATAGCCTGGGAAGCCGCTTCTGACAAAAATGAACCAACTTTAGGTATTTTGCTTATAGCTTGACCTGCACGACCTAAACCCACACCTGGAATAGCAAAACCAGGCGCATATTGAGCTAAACTTTGAATTAAGCTATCAGCTAGGGTTGGCTCTTTAATTCCCAATGCAGATCCATAATTAAATGGCTCAAATCTTTCGGCGTAGGGCAAATGCAAAGCGGCTGGGATGTTGAGCAAATTCCTGCCTAGCTCAGCAGTTCCAGCAGCAATGTTTCTGGGTAATTTGTTTAAAAAGCCCATTTCATTGCTTGGTTGTTTCATTCCTATTTTTTCATAATACTGGTCTTTGGGGATATCCGAATAATATTTAGTGTGCAATGCATCTGCCAATTGCATATCTGACATATCGTCATATTGTGGATATTTGCTTCTTATCTCTTGAATAGTTGGCATAATTACCTCAATCCTAAAGGGTCAACATGCGCACTTGCGCCGCTATATTCGCTAGTATCCTTAAGCGCGCCTCTATAGGTTCCAGTTTCTTTTTTCAGAATACCTTTTACTTGGTTAAATTGTCTCTTTGCAAGAGCTGGATTGTTTCCCCAATATGCTGGGTTTACAAGATTTTGAATTGCTTGGGTCATGCTAGGTTGGATTGAATCCCCATAGAATTGGCGTATTTGGTGAGCTAATATCTCACTGGAGGTGATTGCCTCTTTATATTTGCGATAATCTTCTGACTCTCTGCCTAAAGCCGCTTTAAATGCCTCTTTCTTGCGGTCGGCGGAGCCTTTTATGCCAGCATATTTTGTTAATATATATGGATCAATAGTTTCTAAAGTTTTATCAATGTTGGACGCTAACAAACTCTTTTGCCTGGCTTGTGTATCTGTAGCACTCTTTTGTATCTGTAATTGATATTGACCAAGCATGTTTTGTTGTTGCTCAGGTGAAAGGCGTATGGAGCCACCAGTCCCAGGCATGAAACCTTGCGCTACTTCTTGCGCTTCAGCTTGCAACTTGCCTAGAGAACTTGAAGCTCTTTTGTCAGCCGTTGAGGATAAAGTGCCTCTGTAATCCATAAGAGATTGCTTTGCGTTCAAATCCATATCAAAAGCTTTCTTTGCATTTTGATAGACAGGGCTATCTTCACCTTGTGAACGCTTTAGCATTTCAAGTGCAAACGCATCCTTTGCAAATCCACTATAAGGATTCTGCGCCAACTGTGCAGCCCTTTGAGTTTGGGCTTCCATAAGTGCACGCCTAAAAGGCGTTAAAGACGTGGAAGCATCTAAGCCCCGCGTACTCGCTTGCGTATGGGCAATATCCGCAAGCGTCTTAGGCTCCGCATACTGCGCATTAACCTTTGCAATCATATTAGCAAAATCACGAGCCTTGGCCTCTTGCTCAAGTTGCTGCGGCATTCTACCCAACTGAAAGCCTTGGCCTAATGCTTGCGCCAAATCAATGCCGCCCATATCTTGAGCATTTAACTTAAATGGAACGCCTTGTATAGCTGTCATATTCGCCCCTTACATCCATTGTCTGCCATAGTTCACATCGGGATTATGCCAATCGCCTGCATTATTGCCGCCAAATAGCTGACTTGCGCCATAGCCTATTAAGCTACCTCCGCCAGTCATAGGAGCCGTTGCTACAGCGCCCACTCCTTTTAGGATATTAGAAAGCATGTTGGCTCTATTTTGATTTTGGCCAGCTTGGCCAGCGTAAGCATACTGACCTTGTGCGCCTAGATTGCTTGCTAGAGTATTCTCAAGATTAGAAGATGCATTGAAACCAGTTCCATAAAGCCCCTGCTCTCCACTTAACCCTTGAGCGTTAACGCCTAAGACATTTTGCAACCATTGTTGCATATCTTCGCCCATCAAGCCTTGCACAAGTTTTGCTTGGTTCTCTTGGTCTTGAAAGGAGCCACGCATACCACCAGCAGCAGCACTATTGCCCATGGCGCGACCTAATTCATCTGCTTTAAACTTATAAGCATCTGATTGATTATAGCCCTGCATAATCTTGTTGATGAACGCCATAGGGTCGTTAGACATTTCACCAAAGCGTTTTGACAGTATGTCGCCCGCTTGATTGCCTCGACCTATGTATGGATCGTAAACACCATGCGATACGCCAGGAATCTGGGAAAGATATTCATTTGCTTTGTCCGCTGGATTCGCACCGCCGTGCAGTAAATCACTAAACCATGACATAAACTACTCCTTATCTATCTATGCGCCTCCTTACGCTTTAAATTATTATTTATCAGACGCTTTACTTTAAGCCCTAAACACTCTGTATTGTCTGCACTGTAACAGGATCAGCAGTCTTAACCTTAAGCTTTGCCAAGTCCGTATCAAACCAAACAGTCCCTATCTCAGCATCCGCAGCTAGTGTCGCTATCTCCGCAGTTGTATAATTAGGAAATTTTACGCCCAAATTCTCAATTGTGCCATTCGCGGTATTAACTAAACTGCTCACAATACTGTTTAATAAAAATACCGCCATGTCTAACGTCTGAAACATCTCATCATTGTACAGGTGCGCGTCACTAGTAAGGTTGCCTTTGTCATCCGTGTACTTCATATCATAGAACGCTGGTAAGTTTGGAATTGTCATCAGTATATCTCCACCACGCCGTCATTTGCACAAATACGCATAACGCCCCAAAAATAGAATTGTGATGTAAATTCGTTAGCCATTCCCATGCGATTCCAAGTAATCCTATTCCTGTAAACCCCTTGTGGATTTAAATAATTCCTTACAGACGCACTAAATGTCATGCCGCCATTTTTAGAGAAATTAAAGTCAACGCACGGCCTATTATTATTCGGAAAGCATGAGCCGCTTTCAATCTGAATATCTTCACCACCCTCTGTTACAATCTGGTCGCCTTCCTCTGTGAGCATTAAGCCCGTGCAATTGCCATCTGGTGGTATAAAGTAATCATTGACACCCTGCTCCATCCAAAAGCTTATACGTCCAACTCTAAAGGGAGTCGAGTCCTCACGCCTTAATGTTTTGCATATTCGAATACGTGGAATTGTATCGCCTGGTGAATTTGGATTATCTATATCATAATTATAATCCACAAAATCAGTGCCAGTTTGATAGATACTCGCGTCATTTAAAGAGCAAAAATATGTGTTGCCATTAGAATAAACTATCTGTCTTGCTGGATGGTAATTTTGATTTTCATCCGTAACATGAAAGAATTTTTGCGTATTGAAATCATAAACTAAAGATAAATTATCAGCAGGATTAAAGAAGGCAATTTGATAAAATAAATGCCCATCTACACGATAAAAAAATGCCGTGCTTTGAGCTGGGAAGTTTAGTGACTGCAATAAATAATCAATCCCATCCGATGAGATTCTCGTAAAGCTCGAACCATCTGTAACCATAATAACAGGCGAGTTGTTTTCATTCTGCGCTAACCAACAAACGTACTGCTCGCTTGCTGCAATCGTATGAATTGAAACCACGCCCATATCAATATTAAATGATGATACGCGCCTATAGTTTTCAAGGCCGCCCACTTGTTGCCAAACTTCCGCAACCACACTGCCAAAGACAATTACGTTATTGCCGCGCCCAGGCAAACGCTTAACCGCTAACGCTGAATCGGGCTTGGTTTGCAAGGTGAACTGATTTGTAGATGCTATGGTAATGGTTGAAGGACTTGCATACTCTGCCGCATACCAAAGCTGCGGATTGGTGTCCGTTACTATAGAAGCAAGCAAAAAGAATGTATTGTGGTAGCAAACATAACCAGGGTTAAAAGCTAGAGATTGCTGAGTAAATGAGTTATCAGAATAATTATAAATGTAAGCGTTTATACCATCTACGATGCATATTTGACTTGACAGATTCTCATCTATGGAAACTTCGGACTGCTCACTTGCAAGCGTACCTACAAAGAAAGTTGCAAGCCCATCCATGCGCCATACATCACTACCAGTCACAAAGATATTAAAATTTCCACGTGCCGAATGAAAGAATCCTCGACCTACGCCACTCTCTTCAATCTCAATTACTTTCTGGAACCCAGGATAAGAAACCAACCATTCATCACTAATGAACATGTTATAAGTTTTTTCAACACTTATCTTGGGATATCGACCAAAAGACGAACTTCCAACAATGTTAATGGGTAATGATTCGGCGTTACTTACTCTCATTGGTGCGCTCTCACATAAAGTAAAGCTCTAAGTATCATACCAGTTTTGTCCTTAAATTTTCCAATTCCAGTGTTGCAATCATGACATAAAAGTCCGCGAACTTTATTGGTTTTATGACAATGATCGATACTCAATCTTAAGATGCCTTTTGTAACTCCACATTTGCGCGTTTCTTCTTGTTCGCAAATCGCACATTTGCCATTCTGTTTTTTGAGCATTTCATTATACTGCTCAATGGTTATTCCTCTAGCTTGGCAACACTTGTGTAGGCTCAGTAAATTGCCAAATTTCTTTTTTTTAGCCTCGTAATCTTTTTTAAATATTTTTTCCCATTTTTCAGGATTATTTATCTTGTCTTGCGCAACCTTTGCATTAAACTCAGCTCGGTTTGCATTTCTTTTTTTGCTTGCACTTTTTCTATGGCATATCCTGCATGATGTCCAGCCTCTCGCATTAATTCTTATATCATCAAGTTTTAATTCACCATGATGCTTGCAAACTTTTGTTTTCCGCAACGCATTCTTTAGCCTACTTTCAACGCGACATAACTTACATCTTGTGTTAAATCCATTTATAACGCGCTCAATCAAAATATTTTCTTTCTCTAGCGCACCATGGGTCGGACATGTTTTCTCATAATTTTTTTCTTGCATAACATCCTCCTAAAAGGACATTATAACACGCCAACCTCTACCCTGGAACTTGAAACCCTCTACCAAGATTTAATTGCGCCCAGCTAAAGTTTCTTCGTTTGTGCAATGTAGAAACTTTGCGCATACTTAAATCTAATGGAGCGGATTTTTTATCAATTAAAGACTCGTATTTGCCTAGTTGTCTTGCCACTCCTGGGGGTGTATCAAAAGCATACTCGACGCAAATTCTATCTGATAAAGCGTACTTTAAGTAAGTAGTGTAGAACGTATCTAGCGTGAGCGATAAGTCTTGACCTAGTGTTATGTTGGCAAGTCTAAAGGTTCCCCACATCTCCATGGGATACCCTTGGTCGGGCGCAAAATAAATAAATAATCTAGCTCCGCCAAATTCACGTTCGACGTGCCAAAGATAGGGCAGTGTTTCAACGTTTGTTATTCTGTCTGAGCCAAAGAACTGGTGCATCTTTTGATAGCCCATAGAATAGCGGACACTATTTTTAAAAAAGACTAACGTTTCAGGTTCGATTAAGTCGGCTATATAATATTCTGTTGTACCTTGCGTGGCCGTAAAGGTGTATTTTGAGTGATACGGAATCATGCCCGAGTCAGTTGCTTTCTCGCCAATGATTTCATTAACCCAGATTAGACCGTCTTGTAATTCTGGGCCTGTTACGGTTTCAAATTCTTTTGAGTTAACGCCAGCAGCAAAATAAGCTTCGGTTATTAATTCGGTTGTAGTGTAGGTCATAACTGCCTCACTTATTTAGGATTTTCGGGCTACTACCTAATATCGGCAGTTAACCCGAAAGATTTAGTTATGACAACTGGTCAAGGTAAGCGGCAACTGAAATAGCTGTTGCTGAGCCTGTAACCTTGTAATCAATAGCATCAGTTAGAGGTGAGTCAGTTGGGCAAATTAAATTACCTGTTTTGACTACAGCAGCTACCGAGCCTGATAATGTTGCATAACCAAGGGTTGATGTTGAAGTACCAGGCGCCAGTACTAGCGTATCATCACCAGCAGTAGGTGTGAATGCGCAGTAAAAGTTAACCATGGTTGGCGTTGCTGCAGGTAATCCCGCGGAGCAATCAACAGACGCATAAGTTGCAGACGAACCGTTTGTAACGCCTGTGGCAATAGGCGCGTCATACCACATCCATCTATCAGAGCCTACCCCATCTTGTCTAAATTCTAAGAAGTGCGCAGAGCCATCGGTTTTTACATATCCGATACGACGGAACATGTCGTAGCCAAATGGCTGCAATGGCCCGGTAGCAGACGTAGAGATAATTACATTTGTATCATTGTAGCCAGTGGAATCACCGATTACGTATACAGCATAAAATGTAGCATTTGCGATTGTACCTGTATCAAGTCCGCCTGCTCCGCTTGTAGTAGTGGTAATGGTTGCACTAGAACTCAAAGTAATGTCGTTAACATTAGTTGAGTCTCGGGCGGCTCCCGATGCAACTGTAATAACAGTAGTTGATGTCCAGGTTAATCGTAGACCGTTCACATATAAGAGACCAGCATTTACTATAGGTGTTTGTACTGACATGGTTTAATCCTCATTAAGCCAAGGGGCTTTCGCCCCTCAAATTTATTTTAAGACCGTACAATGGCCGCAATTACAGAGGTAATGCAATCATCATAGAATATCTGTCTACTAGTGTACGCCCCCATATTGCATCATGTACGTTCCCACGTTGGTTTTGACCGAACAAAGAACCGTAATACATACGTATAGAAGCACCTGAAGCAGGATCCATAGCATTTGAAGTTGGATATGGAGTTTCATCTGGTAACTGAGGCATAGCCAAGAATAATGGATTGCCAGCAGTTAAAAGACCGCATCTATGAGAAGGCAATACAGTTGCTTGCATACCAGCAGTGATTTCACGGCTAATATTTTGCGCTTGACCACTTGAAGCTTTTAAAGGTGGGTAAATACTCACGGTAACCTGTGAGCCACCAGTAGAAGCGGCGTTAGCAGTTGCTCTGAATTGAACAGGGGATTGTGATACCTTGTGACCAAATTCAGTTAAGAATCGGATATCTGCCTGACCTGATACGCCATCAGAGAATACAAACTTATCGTAAGCTTTCACTGAGTCTGCATCACTTGCAGCACTTGTGCCTGAGAATACAATGCTTGTAACGGCATCGTCACTATCTTTAGTAACAGATACTACGGTTAAAGTAGAGCCAGCTTCCCCTTCACTTCCTGACGTATGAGTGGTGAGCAAGTTTGATTGATACCATTCGGTATTGGCAAATCTGCCTAATTCCCAGCTGTTAGCAATCTTTTCGTTGCGATCCATTACGAATTGATTTAAGCCAGTAGCAACTACTTGAGGATAGGTTAAGTCGGATATATAACCCTTTGTATCAACTCGCGCCATACCAGTGTTACGGAATAATGCAACCGCATCAGCTAATTGGTTATAGCTATTGATGGGTGTAACACCATCACCGTAAAAGCGGTAAGTGTTAGTTTCAGCAACGGAGCCTACTTGCGACTCAATTACAGCACCAATTTCCGCTGTAGCTGACTTACCAAATACCTGCATATAGTCACGCACGTTAAATATAAATTGCTGTGCGGTGAACTCGTAAGCAGTCGATACTTGTTGGTCAACGGTTAGAGTATGGGTTCTTTGAACAGCCGCCTGGAATGAAGCAACCAAACTTGCGTTAGTAGTCATTTGAGGTGGAGAGTCAAATAGAACGGTATCGCCTAAGTTTTTAGGGATCCTATCAAAGTCTTTGAATTTTTTATTTGCTGTTGAAATAAATGCATAACTGTTTAAAAGCAATGCTAAGTTCGATTCGTTATAGGTTTGAACCGCTTGTAAAATATTAGTAGGCATGTCTAACTCCAAATCGTTGTGTTAGAGCAACGACATGCCTATTTTGTGATTGCTATCCTCTTAAATAATCTAGGTTTCGCAAATCACTAATTGACTGAGGCTTGCCGTTACTCGCTCCAATTCTCGAAGGTTGCAAACGGCTGAGTGGTTCATTAGATTGTTGTCCATCGGCTTCTTGCGCGGCCTGTCTATTATTTCTAATAGAATTTGCAATCTTTAATAATTCAGATTGCGCTTTTTTAGGCGCGCTTTGTGCTAACGTGTGCATAGCAGCAAGCTTCATTGGGTTTTGCGCCAGATCGTAAATTACATCTGCCGCATTATCAATTCCAGCTACAAGATAAACAAGTTGCGGAAATTCGCTAGGGTCAAAATCTTTCGTAACTTCACTGAAGTCCTCGTAAGAATCTTTACCCGATGCCATTTTGTTAATATAACTATTGGCAATGTTTTGCATTTCCGATTCATGTTGACGCTGTTGCATTTCTTGCATGAAACGATTTTGTACTTGCTGGTAGATATCATCAACGGCTGGTTGTAGATTGCCTTGAACTTGAGTATTAGTAACGGCTTGGTTTTGTTGCATAGCCAATTGCTGTTTGTAATGCTCTTCTGCTTCTCTACGCGCTTTATCTGCCGCTTTTGCTTTTTCCCGCTGTACAATTTCGTTTACACGAGATTTAGGCAACATCTCATCTTGCGGCTGGGCTTCTGTTAATCCCATGCCTTCAACAATTTCATTCTCATCCATTTAACAACCTCACGTTTAACCTGAGTGACAGTTATAGCCT